CTCTACGGCAGCTACCTCGCCCCGAAGTTCACCGACATCCCCCTCTCCGGCACGGCTGGCTCCACCCTGCTCACCGACTGCCAACTCGCCATCACGGAGACGGTCGAGCAGTAGACTAGGCCGAGTCCCGCTCGACACAGCAAAGGAACGTCCTGGTCATGGCACTGAGGCACGTATCGGCGGCCGAGATCGACGCGGCTATCGCTGAAGCTATCGCGCAGGCCGTTGCTGCCATCCCATTCGGCGGCCCCGTCGCGCACGTCACCGCGCCTGACGCCACGGACGGCCCGTCGTCCATCACCCTCGCCAACGCCAACAAGGTCGCGATCAACGCACTAATAGTGCTGCTTGAGTCGCTTGGCTACCTGATTCCGGCGTAGTGTCATGCCTTCAGGAATCTCCCCCGGTGGCCGCCCCATTGACGAGAGCCCGCTCGGCACCGGCAAGAATTGGGTGACCAAGGCTGGCGGGCTGCCCGGATACATCCGAGGCGTGGCCCGAGGCATCGCCAAGAAGCACGGCGGCAAGGTCACGTCGGCCGACATCGCCGAGGCCATCGGCCGTATGAAGGTGTGGGCCGCCGGAGGCGATGGCGTCCACCCCGCAGTCCAGGCGGCAGCAGCCGCAGCCATCGCTGAGTTCGAGGCAAAGGCCAAGGCCGCGCACTCCCTCTCGAACGTCGGCGGTACTCTGGACTTCTCGCGCAGAGAGGATCTTGAGTTGGCTATCGCAAACTTCGGCGGCAAGAAGGCTGCCCCGTTCGGCTCGAAGCAGTCGGACGCCAAGAAGGTCGCTGCCAAAAATCGCGCCAAGGCGAAGTGGACCAAGGCCAAGGACGACGCCGACGACAAGGCTCACGGCATCAAGGACGGCTCCCCGGCCGACAAGAAGCTCGACGCCAAGCGCGGCGTCAAGGACATGGCGCGCACCGGAGCCGAGGACATCGCGCTCGGCAAGGACGGCGCGAAGTGGAAGCACGGGTACATCCCGGAGAACGCCGCAGCGGTCGCGCTGAAGGAGCACCGCAAGCCCGGTAGCTCCGGCGCGAGCAAGGGCTCAGCTCAGGTGAAGGCCAACGCGACACGAGTCGCGCGCAAGGCTGAGCCGCTGAACGTCGCCGTCGCCCAGAAGCCCAAGCGCAGCGTCAAGGTCTCCGGCGACTACCCCGGCCACGGCCCCACCGAGCACAGCAAGGTCAAGGCTCAGCTCGGCGCGACGCACGCCAAGAAGCCGCAGCACATCTACCTGACCAACGAGCAGCGCAAGAGCCTGTCCGACGTGGCCCTGAAGGAGCACGTCGCGACGCACACGGCGGCAGCCGAGCGCGCCCGCTCGACGGAGCACACGGCGAATCACAAGAACGAGGCGCTGCTCGCGAAGCGCGAGCTGGCCCGTCGAGCGGCGGCCAAGAAGCGCGCCGAGAAGCCGAAGCCGTCCGAGGTCGCCAAGGCCGCCGCAGCCCACAAGAAGTCCGGGCTCGGCAAGCTCAGCGACGAGGAACTCGGCCAAAAGCTCTTGGACGGCAGCCTGTCTGCCGAGGACCGGCGCGTGCTGACCGGGGAGCAGGCTCGGCGTCTGGCCGAAGGAGAGCAGCGGATTCGCGCACTCCACGGCGACATCGCCAAGAGCGGCATCGACGTGAAGGCCGTGAAGGGTGAGGACATCGGCCGGTTCTTTTCGATCTTGGAGAAGCACGCGCCGCCTCAGATCAAGGCCCATCTCGAACGCATCCGCAAGAGCCGGACCAGTCAGTCTCTCAAGCACTCGGTCAACCTCGAAAAGCTGCTTGAGTTCGTGCAGCACGGCATCGTCGTGACCGTCGTGGCCGCCGCTGTCGGCGGCCCACTTGTCAGCGCGCTCGGACTCAAGGCAGGCGGCGGCTGACATGGCCGAAGGTGCCCGCTGGCATCACGGGTGGGTGCCTGCAAACGCCGCAGCGGTCGCGCTGAAGGAGCACAAGCTCCCCGAGATCCACAAGAGCGACCTCTCGTCCGGCGACGCCCGGCGCTCGCGCGCTGTGTCGAGCGCCGAGTTCCAGCGAGTCGCGCGGCGTGGCGCGGCCAAGTACAAGCTCCGCTCGGGGCAGTCGAGCCCGCACGCGCTCAAGGGTGACAAGCTGAACGCGCTCATCGACCGCGCTCACACCGAGGCGATGAAGCCGTGGGGAGGTCTCACGACCGACTCGCACACCGGCAAGGATCTCCCCGGCAACGCCGACAAGTACGCGCTCACGGCGCGCGCTCCGGGCATGGACACAGTGAGCGTGCCCGAGGGTGCCTCGAAGGCCGAGTTTGCGAAGGCTATGCGCCAAGCGGTGCAAAAGTACGGCCCGATCCTCGACCGTAAGGGTCACTCGCTCGGCGTGTTCCATGACAACGACAAGGGCACCATCGACATCGACCCGGTGCTGATCGCGGACAACCTCAAGGACGCCGAGGACATCGGAGCGTTTACACACGCTGTCGGCGGCGCGTACCATTTCAAGAGCGGTGACGGGTTCTGGCCCCCGCACGTGAAGGAGACCGTCAGCATGGCGAAGGCGACGCACAAGCTCGTGGACCTCGCGGTGCTCACCGCAGCCCGGCGCAAGGAGATCCCCGCGCGGCTCTTCGCGCTCCCGCCGGACGGCTACCCGATCCCTGACCGCGCGCACGCGCTGGCCGCGCTCTCGTTGGTCTCCCAGCACGGCACGCCGCAGCAGCAGGCCATCGTGAGGGCCGCAGTGCGGAAGCACTACCCGGACATCAAGGTATCCTCGTGACCATGACCGAATCCCGGACGATTGTCGCCCCCACCGTCGTCAGTGACTTCGCGAAGGCAGGCCCCCTGGCCTACTGGAAGCAGGTGCTCCCGCAGCGCCAGGTCCACTACACGACCAAGAGCGGCAAGCGCGCCGTCCTGAACTTCGATCAGAAGTACCTCACCGACCTCGCCAACGCCTTCCACCAAAAGGTGCTCGACCAGACCCCGTTCCTGCTCGCCAACGCCGACAACGCGCACACAATGGACCCCGAGCGATTCAGGGGTCAGGTGGTCGATATGCGGCTGGCGCGCGAGGGTGAACCGCTTGGCCTGTATGCGAAAATCGCCTTCCCGAGCGAGGCCGCCGCGCAGGCCGTCCTCACCAACCCGAACCTCGGCGTCAGTGCCCGTATCCGTGAAGGCGTCGATACGCCGGACGGGTCCGTCGTGCCGCGCGCTATGATTCACGTGTTGGGAACGCTCGACCCGCAAGTGACGGGAATGGCACCGTGGGTGCCTGCCGTAGACTTGAGCTTCGACCCGAACGACATGATTCTGGACCTGAGTGGAGCAACCGTGGCTGAGAACGAGCTGCCCGGCGCAGAGGCGTCGGCGGAAGAGATCGACGCTCTGACCGAAGAGCAGCTCGATCAGTGGATCGAGCAGTACGCCCCCGAGCTGCTGACCGCAGACCCCGAAGAGGTCGTGGACGAGCACGAGGACCCCGAGCACAGCGAGAGCCCCGAGAGCCCCGAGGGTTCTCACGAGAAGGAATTGGAGCCTGCATTGAGCGCCAAGGCACAGCAAGACATCGAGTTGGCGACTCAGCGGGCAACCGCCGCTGAAGAGCGCGCCAACGAGGCCCTCCGGCAGATGGCCGAGGCCAAGTGGGAGACGTTCCAGAGCAAGCAGCTCGACCTCGGCGTCGAGCCCTGGGTGCTCGACCTCGCCAAGCCCGTCCTGAACCGGCCGGAGAGCATGACCATCGACCTCTCGAACGAGGGCGGCGAAAGCCTCGACGTGGGCTCCATCGTGCGGAAGCTCGTGGAGGGCTACAAGGGCACCGTGGATCTCTCGAAGGAGCAGGGCCACTCCGGCGTTACCGTCAAGGAAGGCGACCCCGACGCCGAGATGATGGCGATGTGGGACGCTCAGTTCGAGAACTGATCCGCTAGACTCAAGCACAACGACGAGACAAGGACAAGACAGACATGGCAGCCATCACGCGGCACTCAAGCGGTGACGCCGAGACCTACGAGGCCGTGGACGCGAACCTCGCGGCCGGTGTCCTCGTCATCCCATCGACTACGGCTACCAACTCGGGCCTTCAGGGTGTGAAGGTCGCGGGCGACGCGGCCCCCAACGTCCTCGGCGTCTCGATGCGCTCGGCCGTCACGTTCGCCAATCAGGCGGCGGCAGAGGTCGGCACCGGCTCGGACGGCTATCCGTTCGTGGACGTTGCTGTGCCGGACGCCACCCTGGCGGTCGAGAACCACGGCATCTTCCCGCTGACCTACACGGCCGTCGCCGTGGCCTACGGTGCCCGCCTTTGCGCGGCTGCCTCCGGCGGGGTCCGCGCGTGGGTGTCCGGCACCGACTTGGCTGACGCCATCGTCGGTTGGTGCGCCGAGCCGGGTGGAGTTTCCAGCTCCGGCGGCGTCGCCCTCGTCCGGCTGAACGTCTGATCCGCAACAACCAAGACCGAGTAGAGGAAAGGTAACGCCGAGATGGCAACCAACATCATCAGCGTGCAGGACGGCCCCCGGCTTACCGTGAGCATGATGCTCAAGAGCCCCACGCTGATCCCGCGACGCATCTTGCGGAACATCGACCAGATGTTCCTGGTGCAGGACGTTCTCCGCAAGGCGAGCGACGCGCCGTCCGGCTCGGTGATCTACTTCGAGAGCACCCCGTTGTTCTCCGAGGACGACCCGGCGATCCTGGACGAGTTCGGCGAGATCCCCGTCACGAACGGCTCGCTCGGCACCCCCATGATGGTCCGCACCGTCCGACGCGCGCTTGGCCTCCGGGTCAGCAAGCAGATGATTACGCGGAACTCCGTGGACGCCGTGCAGTTGCAGATCGACCAGATCCGCAACACGATGGTCCGCGCGTGGGAGGACGCCTTCTTCTCGGCCCTGGTCGCGAACGCCAAGGTCCAGGTCCTCACGACCGACGCGGCCTGGGGTGCCTCCGGCAGCCACATCCGCAAGGACGTGAACGGCGCGAAGTACCTCGTCAAGAACGCGGCTGCTGACGCCGCCGGGAAGCAGAAGTTCGGCTTCGTCGCCGACACGCTCATCATCTCCACGGAGACTGAGACCGACTTCCTCGACAGCGACGAGGTTTCGACCCCGTACGTCGGCAACATCGCGGACAAGAACCTCAAGTACACCGGCCTCCTGCCCAACAAGTTCCTCGGGCTCGATGTCATGGTGTCCTGGCGGATGAGCGTTTACGCTCCCTCGGCCGCGCTGGTCTGTCAGCGGAAGATCATCGGCGGTCTGTCCGACGAGCGCCCGCTTCAGTCCACTCCGATGTACGGCGAGGGCAACGGCCCGAACGGCGGCCCGCGTGAGGCGTTCCGCTGTGACGTGACCCGCCAGTCCGCGATCTTCGTGGACCAGCCCCTCGCGGCTTGCTTCATCGCAGGTGTCAACGGTGGCTCCGGCAACTTCGGCTCGAACGCCATCGCCTACAGCGCGGGCTCGGCCGAGACCTACCCGGTCAACGCCAACGCCTGATAGCTAGGCCCTGAAAGGCCCCGGTAGCGTATGATCTACGCTACCGGGGTCTTTCCGTTTGACCCCTTCCACACAAGGAGCACCACGAGATGCCCACTTCCACGACCAAGACCGCGCCTCCGGCTCAGGCCGACGAGGGTGCCAAGGCGGCCAACCCGGACGCCGACCTCAAGGAGTACGTTGTCACTGGTCACGCGATCACGTACCGCACCGGCAAGGGACGCGGCGACGTGGCCCGGTTCATGCGCGGCGCGCGCCTGATCCTGCACTCGACCGAGCAGCGTGTGAAGGAACTCGTCCAGTGCGGCTCGATTGCGCTCCACGAGCCCGGCAAGAAGCACATCGCGGTCACGGCCGCGTCGGTGTTCCGCAAGCTCGGCGCTGGCGACGACCCGGCCCATCCGCCGGTCCAGGACGTGCTGCCCGTCAAGGCGCGCACGGCCAAGGCAGTGACCCCCTCGACGGCAGACAGCACGCCTGACGACGAGTGAGCAAGGCGGCGGGGTAGAGCAGCTCGGAGTGCTCGCCAGTTTCATACTCTGGAAGTCGCAGGTTCAAATCCTGCCCCCGCCTCAAAGGAGACACGATGGCTTACAGCACGCCCGCGATGGTTCGTAACGCCGTCAACCCGACCGGCGACGGCTCGCAGCCGAGCCCGGCCAACACCCGGACGGCGGCCGATCTCTCGGACGCCGAGCTGGCCGACTTCATCGCTGAGGCCGACGCGCAGATCGACGCCTACATCGGCGGGTACTACGCCGTGCCAGTGGCCCCCGTCGCGTCCGGGGATGTCCTCGGCGACGGCGCGGCGGTCGGCGCGATCCCGCACCCCATCGACTACTGGTCCCGCAACCTCGCGCTCTACTTCGCCACGCTGGCGATCCGCAAGTCACAGGACTTCGCCGACACCGACCCGGTGGCCCGGCGCTACAACGGCACCATCAGCGCGCTCAAGCAAATCGCCGCCGGTCAACTCCGGCTCTCTCTGCCGGACAACACGTCGGGAGCGGCTGGCGCTGGCGTGGGCAGCGCGCTCAATCCGACGTACTCCGGCAACCTCTTTGATGCCAGGGATTTCAACCTCCACCCGATCAACGAGGTCTGGCCTCTGTGGCCCGATAACCCCGGACGGCCCTGGTGAGCCGGGGCACGTTCGGCGAGCGGATTCAAGAGCTGATCGAGCAGGTCGGCCACGGCCACCTGAAGGGCACCGTCGAGGTAGATCAGGTGTACGCCCACTACCAGCACGAGAACCCGCAGTTCGAGCACCCGCGCGGCGGCAAGGCGTTCTACCTCCGCGACCCGCTCTTTGCCAACGCCGACAGGTACATGGTGAAGCTCGCCGAGAAGGCGATCACGCGCACCGGCTCCGAGCTGAAGGACGGCATGGTCGAGAACATGGAGGACCTCTCGGGCAGGGTGCGCGACGAGGCCCCCATCGAGTTCGGCAACCTCAAGGAATCCGGCCACCCGAAGGTCAAGAGCGACGGCGTTACGGTCTACGACCGGCCGCCGGTTTCGCCGCGCCTGACCGAGGCCGAGATCCGAGCCCTGCAACGCGGGAGCGGACAGTGAACTTCAGCGACGTGGAGACGTTCGTCCACGACGGCTACGTGGCGCTTGGCTATGACGCGAACTCGGCCACCTTCCCGGTGCTCGATCCCGGCCCGGCGACCGACGCCAACCTCCAAAAGCTCTCGCCCGGCCGGGTCATCTTCCTGACGCTCGGCGGCGGCGCGGGGGTCACGAGCGAGGACTTATTCGACCGGCCGTTCATCACCTGCCGGGTGATCGGCGACCAAGGCGACTACGCCGACGCCGAGACGCTGGCCCAGCAGCTCGACCACATGTTCCTCGCAGTGAATCAGGTCGCCAACCGGCAGATCGGCACGGCCCGCGTCCTGTACGTGGCGCGCGCCGGAGGCGGCCCGGTACTCTTGGAGAAGGACAGCGCCGACCGCTACCACTTCACAGTCACGTACATCACGGAAACGGGGACAGGACTTTGAGGCCACACGCTCTGCCGGACAAGCCGCCCACCGCTGGCGAGCAGCTCAGCGAGGACGGCGGCGACGCACCTGAGACGGTGCCCGTCGCGTTTCGCCCGGAGCCTCCGGCTGTGGTTGCCCCAAAGCCCGTGTTGCCCAACCTGGACAAGCAGGCAACCGTTCGGCTCGTGCTCGACGGGCCAATGTGGGTTCGAGCGTTTCGAGCATCCGATACACTGACCATTGACCGTTCCGGCGTTCTCGTTCCCGAGGCCGACGCCGAAGCACTCGTCGCGTCGGCAGCCAAAGCCGGGGCATCCGTAAAGGTAGGCTAGACAACATGACCATCGGCAATCTTTACGACGCCAACAACGTCGTCGTCGGTCAAGCGGCAGCGTTCATCGCCGCGAGCGGCACGCCGCTCCCCGCCTTCGACAAGGCGAACCTCGCCGACCCCTTCGACCCGACGCCGTTCGTCAGCTACACGTTGACAGTCTCGCCGACCTCGACGTGGACGCTGAGCTACGGCGGGCAGGCCACTTCGAGCCTCGCGGACACGAGCACGTCGGCTGAGATCGAGACCGCGCTCGCCGCGCTGTCCACGGTCGGCGCTGGCAACGTGACCGTCACCGGCACGACCGGCGGCCCGTACACCGTCCTCTTCGATGAGCAGGTGTCCGGCAAGACCTTCACGGCGACCATGACGACCGGGACCGTGCCCACGATCTCCGGTGGCCTCTGGACCGCAGTCGGCGCGACCGACCAGGGCTGGAAGTTCGGCACGAACAAGAGCACGCAGGCCATCACCATCGAAGAGCAGAGCACCCCGGTCAGTCAGGCGATCACTTCCCAGAACGTCACCATCGAAGGTGCGCTCTCGGAGGACATCTCGCGGACCCTGGCGCTCGCGTGGAACGCTTACGTCACGTCAACCGCAGCGGCGGCGGGCGTCCCCGGTTACGATGAGGTCACGCTGACGGACGACGTGCTCTACTACGCCGTCTGCCTCGTGTCGAGCAACGACAAGGGCTACCCCAAGTGGACCTATGCCCCGAAGTGGTCGCAGCTCTCGAACGCCTCGACGGACTTCCGCCGGGCCGCTGGCAAGCACATGTACCCGGTGATCTTCGAGACCCTCTGCAAGCCGTCCCAGATCACGACGGTCAACTTCCAGGCCCCCGGCTCCTGATCGAACGGCGTGGCCCCGGCCGTATAAACGGGGCATCCGCACACACCGCACAAGGAGAAGATCGTGGCAACCGCACCAAAGTTCGTTCTGGCCGAAGAGCTGGACACCCTCGAATACGACTTCCGCACCCCGGCGCGGCCGGACGCGCCCCACGGCGTCATCCCCGAGCCGACGACCAAGCAGCTCGATACCTTCTCGTCCACCCTCCGGCACATCATGGCCCCGATGGCGGCGCTGGTCGCCGACAGGTCCGAGCCGGAAGCCGAGCTGTCAGCCGCCGACGTGGCCGCCGCGATGGCGACGGTCGATGAGGACGAGGCCAAGTCTCGCGCTCTGCTCGATGAGCTGGTGGTCGCGGTCGCGGCCGTCTGCTCGAACACGCCTTCGGTGGCCGACATCGAGGACCTCCCCTACCGAGGCCAAAAGGCGTTCATCGGCTGGATCATGGGAACCTTCCTCGACCCGGAATCCAACGCGCTCGCCTCGAAGTAGTCGCAGGCGGGCGCGGACGCCGACTAGAGCTTTACATGGCACGCCGATACTTCGGTCTCGGAACGGCCGAGTGGGATAACCTTCTATGGTGGGAGCGCGCGCTCTACCTGGAAGGCTTTGAGCAAGAGGGGCTGGTGTCTGACGGCGATGCACCGCAACAAGACGGCAGCCCGGACCCTGGCACGACGCGCGTCCACGACATCGGCAACAACGTCGGAGACGCTGCTCGCCTTGGGTTCAAGGAAGTCACCCTCGATACCTCGACCGGAGAAGTCCGGCGAGTGGGGCGGCCTCGCACGTAGCCGGAGTGGTGACCCGGCCTCGGTGTGTGGCGTGCGAGGTACGCCCCTGTCTCAGGTGAGCTGAGATGAGTGAGTTCAACGCGGGGAGCATCGTCGGCTCCCTGGACCTCGACCGCGACCCGTTCACAAGGGGTCTGGAAGAGGCTAGGCGGCAAGCTGACGAGTTTTCGTCCCGGAGGCACACTTCTACCCTCGATGTGGACACGAGGGTCGCAGCGGCCGAGATAGACGCCTTCGAGCAGCGCCTCCGTGACATCCGCAATCCCACGATCCACCCGGACGTGGATACGCGCGTCGCAGCCGCCGAGCTTGAGGCGCTCGAACGGCGGATTCAAGAGGTCACGCGGACCCGCACCGTGGACATCCGCATCAATCAGCAGGGCACGCCCGGTCGCGGCGGCGGCGGCGCTGGCGGGGCCGGTGGCGGCCTCGGGGGCATCCTCGGTAGCCTCGCTCTGCCGACGCTCATCGGCTCGATCCTGCCCGCCATCGTCCCGCTGACCGGCGCGGCCACGGGCCTCAGTCTCGCGCTCACATCTGCCTTCACACAAGGCGCGCTGTCTCTCGGGATCTTCGCCGCCGTCGCCAAGAGCGATCTCACCGAGGTCTCGAAGGCGATGAAAAAGGTCGGCGGCGACGCGACCAAGCTCCCGGCCCAGCTTCAGCCGGTCGGCAAGGCCATCGAGCAGTGGCATTACGCCATCGCCGCGTTCAAGCAGGAGACCAACGCCTCGGTCTCTGGCGCGCTCGTGGCCGGTATCCACGCCATCGGCTCCGCGCTGCCCACCCTTGTCCCGCTCGTGAACGCCACCGGCAGCGCCCTGAAGGGTGCCTTCGGGATCTTCCAGCAGTTCCTTACCGGCCCGACGTTCAAGAACTTCATCGACCTCACACGGCGCGACATCGGCCCGGCGCTCACCGGCATGGCCCAGATCCTCTCGCGCGTGTTCACCGGGCTCTTCCGGCTCTTCCAGGTGTTCAATCCGCTGCTCGCCGGGATCGGCCGCGAGGCTGACAAGATCGCGGGCAAGTTCGCCATGTGGACGTTCAGCCCCAAGTTCGGCGTGTGGGTGCGCGGCATCTACCACGACCTCGTGCTCTTGGAGCCGCTCGCCAAGGCCATCGGCGGCGCGTTTATGTCGCTGTGGCACGCGCTCGGCTCGGGTGGAGGCGGCGCAGTCACCTTCCTGACGACGATTTTCAACACGATCAAGCAGCTTCAGCCCGCGCTGACAGCCATCGTGCAGCTCTTCTCCCCGTTCCAACTGCTGATCGAGAAGCTGCTCCCGACGCTCGTGCCGTTCGTGAACCTCCTGGGGCAGCTCGCCACGGCGATCATCCCCCTGCTCGACACCACCGTCGCCGCGCTGGTCTCGGGCATCGGCGGCATCCTCAAGGTGCTGTCGCCGGTCGTGCGCGCCCTGACCGAGTTCTTTGACAAGATCAAGCCCGCCGACAAGGTGCTCGGCATCATCATCGCGAGCTTCATCGGCCTCAAGGTCGCCCTCATCGCCATCCGAGCGGCGGCGGCAGCCAACCCGATCATCCTCCTGCTCACTGCGCTCGCCGTCGTCGCGGTCCTCATTGTGGATCACTGGAAGGGCTTTTCTCGGTTCTGGATCAAGCTCTGGGGTGACGTGTCGCGGTTCTTTGTCCGCATCTGGCACGACATCTTCGACTTCCTCAAGCAGTGGGGGCCATTGATCCTCGCCGTGCTCGTGCCGTTCATCGGAATCCCGCTGCTGATCTTCCAGCATTGGGGAGCGATCTCGCACTTTTTTGAGCGCATCTGGAACGACATCTACGGGTTTTTCAAGAAGTGGGGGCCGCTCATCCTCGCGGTCCTCGTACCCTTCCTCGGCATCCCTCTGCTGATCTTCCAGCACTGGAACCAAATCGTCGGGTGGTTCAAGGGCATCTGGAACCGCGTGTGGTCCGACATCAAGCAGTGGTGGGGGGACATCGAGTCGTTTTTCAAGGGGCTCGGCGGCAAGATCGTCGCGATCTTTTCGGCCGCCGGGAGCTGGCTGCTCCGCGCTGGCCGCAACATTATGACCGGGCTGTGGAACGGGATCAAGGTCGTGTGGAAAACGATCTTCGACTTCTACGCCAAGGTCTACAGCGTGATCTTGCACTTCTTTGCGAGCGCGGTGAACTGGCTGCTGCGCGCCGGTCGGGACATCATCACGGGCCTCTGGAACGGCATCCGCACCGTCTGGCAGACGGTCTACAACTTCTACGCCTCGATCTACGGGACGGTCCTGCGCTTCTTTGGGAACGCGATCTCGTGGCTGGTGAACGCCGGTAAGGACATCCTCACCGGCCTTTGGAACGGGATCAAGAACGTCTGGGACGCCGTGACGGGGTGGTTCGGCAACCTCTGGCACCACATCACCGACTTCTTTGCCGGAGCGGGTCAGTGGCTCATCGACGCCGGTAGGGCCATCCTGAACGGCCTCTGGAACGGGCTCAAGCAGGTGTGGAACGACCTCACCGGCTGGATCGGCGGCCTCGGTCACTGGATCAAGAGCCACAAGGGGCCTATCGAGGCCGACCGCGTGCTGCTGCTGGACGAGGGCCGCGCGATCATGCAGGGCCTCCACCGGGGTATGCGCGAGACGTTCGAGAGCCTGGTCAAGCCCTATGTGACCGGCCTCGGCGGCGAGATGAAGGCGGCGTTCGGCGACGCCGGGCTCAGCGCCAACGCCACCCTGACCACGGCGGCGTCTGTGACCCTCGCGGGGCAGGCCCAGCAGCAGGCGAAGATGGCCGACCAACTCGACCGCATGGTGGCGGCGCTTCAGGCACTCCCCGGCGCGACCGGCGACGCCGTAGGCTCTTCGGTGGCCGACAAGTTCGACCGCGCCACCGCAAAGCAGACCGACTCCATGATCGTCGCATTGAGGACCGCATGACACTCACACTCACCGCGCGGCTGAACATTGATCGCGTCATCATCAACCTCGCGTCGGATCTCTCGCAGTTCGTCAGCGCGGGCTCGGCGGGTGCCATCGGCGGCGGCTCTTTCCGCGCCGACACAACCACGCAGTCAGGGGAGTATCGCGAGTACGCGGACTACAGCACCCGGCTCGTGAGCGGGACCTCGAAGCTCCGTGTGCTGGACCCGATTGTGTTGCGTGCGCTGACCCCGGATCAGGTTGCCAAGATCAAGGCGTTCACGGGCAAGACCGTCCTCTTCCGAGACAGCTACGGCCGCAAGCTCTACGGCAGCTACCTCGCCCCGAAGTTCACCGACATCCCCCTCTCCGGCACGGCTGGCTCCACCCTGCTCACCGACTGCCAACTCGCCATCACGGAGATCAGCTACACGGGCGGTACGTGATGCAGCCGCTCACCGCGTCCCCCCGGCAGAGCCTCTCGACACAGTTCGTCACGGATCTCTTGCAGAACAAGGCCAACATCAAGATCGCGTACGGCGCGCACCGTTACGACGCCAACCTCACCTACGTCCAGGACATCACGGCTTGGATGTCCTCGGGCAGCTCGATCAAGAGCGACTCGACGGCCTCGATCCACCGCACCTGCACCCTCATGCTCGACTCGGACAACCCGGTGGTCTACGGCACCGATTTCGTCAAGCCCTACATGGACATCATCGACCCGGACACCGAGCAGGCGGCCCGGTTCTATCTCGGCGTTTACACGCTGAGCACGCCGACGTTCGACAACTCGAAGCGCCCGAGTGTGCTCTCGATCACCGGCTACGACCTGCTCTACTACCTCAATCAGCCGGTCGGCGATAGCGTGCAGGTGCTCGCCGGAGCGGACCCGATCACTGAAGCGCAGGCGCTCATCGCGGAAGCGTTCCCCGGCGCGGTCATCAACGCCGTGGACACCACGAGCACTCTCGCGGCCGACATGACGTTTCCGTTCGACGCCTCGAACCAAACTCTCTACCTCGACATCGTGAATCAACTGCTGAAGTCCGTCGGCTATCAGCCGTTGTGGGTGGACTGGAACGGCGTGTTCCAGCTCGTGCCCTACGTGACGCCCACGAGCACCAACGCCGAATGGACCTTCGATCTCTCGGCCGACAAGAACATCGTCGCCGAGGCGCGCACGTCGCAGCAAGACCTCTTCAGCGTGCCGAACTGGTGGCGCTTCGTGATGCAGAACCTTTCTGGCGTGCCCGTCGAGGGGACGACGCAATACACCTACGTCGATAACTCGGCCCAGAGCCCCGGCAGTGCGGTCAACCGCAAGCGACTCATCAAGAAGATCGTTTCAGTGAGCGCGGCCGACTACGCCGGTCTGGTGAGCTACGCGCAGAGCGTCGTCGCGCAGGATCTCACGCCCGCCGAGCAGTTCACGGTCTCCACGAGCCCGTTCCCGCTGGCCTGGCAATACGACCAGATCCTTATGATCGACCCCAACCTCGACCTCGTGCCACCCCTCAAGTCCCGGCTCCGGCGCGTTCAGGCCCTCGTGTGGACCCTGCCCCTCGACGGGGCAGCGGACATGACGTGGACCTGGCAGACCGTCGCCACGTAAGGTAGATCGCATGGCAAAGGTCACCCAAGACTTCCGATTCACCGGAGCGGCGCAGACGTTCACCGTCCCGGCGTACGTCACGGCTGTCTACTTCGAGCTGTGGGGTGCGCCCGGCGGCCAAGGCGCGTTCGGGACGTTCGGTGGCTTCGGGATCTCTGGCAGCTCCGGCGCGCTCGCGTACAACAACGGCTACGCCCAAAGCCTCATCAAGTACGCCGCCAACACCAAATCCCTCGTCGGCTATGTCGCGGGCACCCTCCCGGTGTCGTCCGGCGACAGCTTCGGCGTCTACGTCGGCGGCGCTGGCGGCTACGGGAACACCGGCAACGTCATTGAGGGCACCACGTCCACACCGTCCACCACAAACTACGGCCCCGGCGGCTGGAACGGTGGCGGCAACGGCGGCTACTCGGACATCTCGGTCGGATTCGCTGGCTCGCAGCTCCCCGGCAACGGTGGCGGCGGCGCTACTGACATCCGCTCCGGCGGCACGGCGCTCTCGAACCGGATTGCGGTCGCAGGCGGCGGGGGAGGCGGGGGTGGAACGCACCCCGGCAGCGCCACCGAGAACACGGCTACGGCCAACCCAACCACACCCGACCCGCCCTACACCAACGACACGGTGCCCGGCTCTGGCGCGGGGGACGGCCCCAACTACTTCCCGACTGCTGGCCCGTCCTACGGCGGCAACGGCGGCGGCGTCACTGGCGGCACGGGTGGCGGCGCGTCGCGCGGCAGCACGCTCTCGGTCGCCAACTCGCAGGGCAAGGGCGGCTCGCAGACGGCGGGAGGCGCAGGCGGCACGGCGACCGGCACGTGGGGTGAAGCTGGCTCGGCTGGCGCTGTCGGGACCGGCGGGACCGGCGCGCACGTCACGACGGCTGACTTCACCGGCTCAAGCGACGCCTTCACTGCTGGCGGTGGCGGTGGCGGTGGAGGCTACTACGGCGGCGGCGGCGGCGCGTCCGGTAGCGAGACCGACAGCTCGCAGAACTTCGCCACGCACGGCGCGGGTGGCGGGGGAGGCTCGAACTACCTCTCGGGCAGCTTCACCGGCACGGCGAGCTACGCCCACGTTCCCCCGGCGGGCATCGACGGACAGGTCGGCGTCAACGGCCTGGCGCGCGTGACGTATACGCAGCCGCCGAACCCCCCGGCCATCTCGACGCCCAACGACCAGGACTTCATCAACATCAACGAGGCGCTCGTGGTCGAGTGGAGCTTCAGCTCGCTCGCGTCCGGCGCAGTGCAAGGCGGCTTCGATGTCGGCTACTCGGTCCACGCCGCCGACTCGTGGACGCTGCTGCTGAACCCCACGAGCACCAACAACTTCCTCTCGATCCCAGCGGGCACCTTCACCGGAGGCACGGCCTACGACATCCGGGTCCGGGTCTATGACCAGTACGGCGACGTGTCGAGCTACACGATCATCGAGGTCCAGGCCATCGACGTGCCGGGTGCGCCCACGATCACGAGCCCGGCAGACGGCGCGACACTCTCGACCAACCCCTTCACGGTGGACTGGACCGTGGACGCCGGGGTGACCGAGACGATCTACCGCGTCAAGGCGCTCGACCAGAACGGCACCGTCCAGGTGGACTCCGGCGATCTCTACTCAAGCCGTGTAAACGCCTGCACGAACCCGAGCTTCGAGACGGACACGACCGGGTGGGGCTCGGTCGGCGGCATCACGATCTCGCAAAGCGCCGCGCACTCGGTCATCCCCTCGCACTCCATGAAGCTCGCGTGGGTTACGGCCGGAGCGTTCACGCAGGCGGCCCGGTTCCCGTTCCCGACGATCCCCGGCAAGAGTTACACTCTCTCGGCGTACACCACGGTTGACACCGTGGGGACCGACCCGCCCATGCTGATCGAGGCGCTCGACGCCGATGGCGTGACGCAGCTCGGCAGCTACGAGGAAATGACGCCGGTCACGGCCGGTGTGTTCGTGCGCGGGTCCTGCACCTTCGTCGCCCAGAGCACCACGAGCTACCTCGCCATCGTCAACGTCAACCCGACGACCGCCGGACAGGTCGGCTACGTGGACGCGGTGCTGATCGAGTACGGCACGAACCTGAACGGGTACTTCGATGGCGGCAACGCCAATGGCAACCCTGGCACGGCCTCGTGGCAGGGCACCGCGAACCTCTCGGTCTCGGTCTTGACCGTCGCGAACGTGCTGAGCTACTCGGTGGACTGGCCTCTTCCGTCGCAGCCCATCACGATCATGGTCGAGTACGCCGACACGGTTGACCTGAACCTCTACAGCCCGGTCGGCACGAGCACGCCCGTCGTCAACCTGAACCCGCCGGACGCACCGACCGTCACGCTGACGATCAACAACGACGACGGCACCGTGCATCTCGGCATCGTCAACCCGCCGGGCACGTTCACGGCGATCTACAACGAGGTCTACCGGCAGGATCTCACGAACGGCACGCCCGAGGTCCTCGTGGCGACGCTGAGCCCGAGCACGGATTACACCGACTACACTGTGGTCACACAGACCCTCTACGCCTACCGCGTCAGGGCATACTCGTCGGACGGAGGCTTCGCCGATGCGACTTAGGCTTCGCCCCAATACTCGCGAGCAAGCTCTGAACCTCTGGTCGTTCGTCGGCACGGTCCTGACCGTGATTACGGCGTGGATCGGCCTCGGCTTTGCGCTCGACGGCAACCGCGCCGCCCGGAGTCCGGCCTACCACATCCTCATCAACGCCGTCCCCGGCGGAATGAGGACGGTCGGCGTCGTCCTGCTGGTCCTGGCGCTCGGTATGGCGTACGCCGTTTTGACCAAGTTTGACCGTCACTCTACGTGGGTGCTCCGTGTCTTTGCCGGGGTAGCCTTCTTGGTGGGCCTGAGCCAAGCGGGCTCATGGTTCGTGACCGGCGAGCTGGTCTGGGCTGGACCGTTTCTGTGGGTGGGCCAAGGGGCTCTTGCCGAGGGCATGGTGATCTTCCCGCCGGATGCGCTACCGATAAAGGAGGACACCCCCGATGCCGTCGAGCCTGATCGTTCTGGCCGAGGCGGCAACGGCGAGTGCCTCTAACCTCAAGCTCGCGCTCGTGTCAGCGGGCTCGGTCGTGGTGGCCGCTGTGATTCCCGCGCTGCTTTCCCGCCGAGAGCGCACCCCACGCGAGATCAGCCACCTTCGAGCCGACGCTGAAGCTCAGCGGCAACGGCTCGAACACGAGGTCGAAGAGGCGCGAACCGAGGGGCAGGCCGCCGAGCAGCGCGAGGCAGACCTCGAAACGAAACTCGCCCGCCAAGAGCGATTTCTGTGGATTCTGGGATACGATCCAGAGACGCATGAGCGCGTCCGAGAGGCGCGAAGGGAGGCGACACCGGATGTCGGAGGAAGCGAGCCCGGAGCTGGTAGTCCAGACGGCATACCTCCTGGCGTTCCGCCGCCTGCGTAGGGGCTTGCTCGGGCTGGCGCTGGCCGTTCTGGTCATCGCTGGCGTCGGCGGTTGGGCCATCTACTCCCTCGGCGTCGAGCAAGGCCGCAGCTACACGAACCAGCAGATCCGGCTGCTTGCGTGCGGCGTGGTGAATCAGATCCCGCCCGGCGACCCGCTCACGGATTACGTCCGGGTGACGTACCGTTGTGGGAGCTACAACCCGCACACCGCAGTCATTCAACCCAAGAAGTGAGGAATCCATGACCACTCCCGTCGCCCCCCTCGGCGCTGGTGAGGCCGCCGTCATTCAGTCAGCCGTGCTCGATCTCGCCAAGCGCGCCGGTCACACGTTCTGGCAGGCAGCCGCCGCGAACCTGACCGTCCTCTACGCCGCGAGCGGCCTGCACGTCCACGAGCTGCTCTCGATCTCCGGCGCTGAGAAGGCGCTCGTGACCGTGGTCGGCGGCGCTGCTGCTGCTGGCTTCAGCGCAGTCAAGACCCTGGTCGCGTCCTACCTCAGCTCCAAGAAGGCTCTCTCCTAAAGGGATGTGCCGGGTGATTGACTCCCACCCGGAGCCCCTGGCGACCCCCGTAGGTGTGGAATCTACGGGGGTCGCGCCATGTTGGCACTTGACAGCCATGCGATAATGGAGTTGCACCACACCACCACCACACCGTAGGAGTCACCCATGAGAACGTACGTTCGATCACGCCGCTTTGGCGTGAGCCTCGGCCCGGTCGCCACCCTGGCCCTGTCTCCCTTCCTGCTGCTCTACGTGGCGTATTCCGTGATTGCCGCGCCGGTTCGCTGGCTCTGCCGCCGGAGCGTGGCGGCATGACCGCCGCCGGAGTGTTCGCCGCGCAGGCCGAGGTCTGCCCCGGCTGGACCGTCGAGCGACTGCGCCCCGGCAACGGCCTGCGTGGCGTCTCGGTCACTCGACCCGGCGAGAGCTTCGACTTCACCTGGCAGCTCAAGCCGCACACCGGGAACTACGTGTTCAAGCAGGGCTGGCACACCGTCTGGGAAGGCGAGCGGCGCTGGCGCGAGCCGTGGGAGAACCTAAAGGCCGCGCTCCGCGTGCTGAAGGACCCCGGCACCGTCCGGCTGACCGACACCGGCTACTACCGGCTCCCGTTCGATCCCGAGGCTGACGCCGCCGACATCTACCCGCGCCTCCGTGGCCGCGAGCTGACGTGGGAGAACTCGATCACCGGGATCGAAGAGAAAGCCATCGTGCCCTACGACGGCAAGCTCACCAAGCTCGACGCCGCGCCCGATCCCGCCAAGCGCGTGCTGACGTTCGCGAGCTACGAGGCCGGGCAAACGCCGGTCGCTGGCTACCCCCACGGCAAAGACACCCGCTGTGGCATCCGCTCCGTCAAGCTGAGCGCCATCCGTGGCGTCGGCTCCAAGTGCTACAAACCGAGAGGGGTCGTGTGATGGCAGTCACCCTGCTACAGGAGGCGGCCGAGGCCGTCAACTCCGCGCTCTACCAAAGCGACTTCGAGCCGCTCGGCAACTCCGAGGGCGGCCGGATCGACTGGTGGCACCGAGGCGAGAAGGGAGGGATGAGGCAGATGCGCGTCGCCGTCGAGCGTAGCGAGGTCATCCCCTACCTGATCGTGGAGGCGCAGTGGCCCGCGCCGCAACCGGACGGGGGACGCGCCCGAGGGACGCAGCGGCTCACCGTACCGTGTGACGGTTCACAACCGCGCGATCAGGTCATCGACGCCACCGTCGAGGTCGTGGTGAAGCTGCTCGAACTCTTCGGCGACATCCTCTCCGGGCAGGCCGCCATGCCGCCGCGCGAAGAGCAAGAAGAGGTCGAGCTGTGAACACCCGCGAACTCATGGGCCTGCCGGACAAGGCCCACGCCGGGCCGACGCTGGTCGAGCAGCTCTGGCTCAAGCTCGACGGCGCTTACGCCCGCTGGCGGCGTTACCGGCAGCACGCTCGCAACGGCGAAGAGCTGCCCGCCGAGATCAACCTCGACTTCATGCACGGCCGCGTGGTCGGTCTTGTGCAGGCCATCGCGATCATGTCGCGCGGCGTGCTGGACGAGAACGGCGTGAAGGCCGAGTGCCTCCGGCGCTGGAAAGACCGGCAGGGGCTTGACAAATCCCAGCCCCCGGCGGATGCTTGATCCGTGGCAATCACCGTCGAACTGGTCGAGGACCGTATCGAGCTGCGCGGATGGGTCGGGCCGAACACGCCCGACCTCTGCCGCCGTGTCGGTGGCGGCCGGTTCAGTAAGGTCGGCGGCAAGCACTGGCGCTACCCCGTCAGCATGACGACGTGCCGCCGGTTCCGCGAGGTATTCGGCGCTCAGCTCAAGATCGGCCCGGCGCTGAATCTGTGGGCTCGGCAGGCCAAGGCCGCCGAGGCTGAGCTGGACGCGATCAAGAGCATGGCCGTGGACGCCGCGCTGCCCTGCATCCGCACCTACGCGCCCGCGCTCCACGAGGCGGCGCGGCCGTACCAGCGCGCGGGCATCGCCTTCGGCGCTCGCGTCGGCACCTTCCTGCTGGCAGATCAGCCGGGCCTCGGCAAGACCGCTCAGGCCATCGGCACCGTGATCGAGCGCAACCGCGAGAAGCCGCTCTACCGGCACCTGATCCTCTCGCCCAAGATTGCGGCCGAGACAGTGTGGCCCGCCGAGGTCGCCAAGTGGACGCTCAGCGACTCTCAGGCTTTCCCCCTTGTCGGGACTAGGGCCAAGCGCGAAACGGCGCTCAGCGCCGCGCTGGGGGTCACCACGGGGCATGTCTTTGTCTGCGCGAACATAGAGATGGCGCGACTCAAGAACGGCGAGCCGCTCTGGCCGCAGCTCCACGAGATCGCGTGGGACACCGTGATCCTGGACGAGAGCCACCGCGCGCTCGTGCGGAAGAGCGTCAAGTCCGAGTCTCAGCAGCGGAAGGGCATCGTGGCGCTCAAGGCCCGCGACCGGATCGCGCTGTCCGGGACGCCCATGCGCGGCAAGCCCGAGCAGCTCTGGGGCACGCTGAACTGGCTCGACCCGAAGGTCTACAGCTCGTACTGGTCCTTCGTGGGGCAGTTCTACGAGACCGAGAGCAACGGCTTCAGCCGCCACGTCATCGTCGGCTTCCGGCCCGGCGGGGAGGACGCGCTCGCGAAGGCCGTCTCCCCGATCATGCTCCGGCGCACCAAGGCTGAGGTCCTGCCCGAGCTGCCACCCAAGACCTACGCGGGCTGGCACCTGATCCCCGGCGACGAGGGCTCACCGTTCGGCGTCTGGCTCACCCCCTCGCCCAAGCACGCGGCGCAGTACGCCGAGTTCGAGAGCGACGCGAGCATCGAGGCTGACGGGGCCGAGATCATCGCGGTCGGCGCACTGGCCGAGCACACCCGCAAGGTGCAGCTCGCGAGCGCCGTCCACGGCATCCTCGGGGACGGTACGCTCATGCCGTCGTGCGACTCGGTGAAGTTCGAGTGGCTGATCGAGAAGTGCGCCGAGCTGGGGCTGCCCGACGAGGGCCGCCTCGTGGTCGCCTCCCGGTTCACCCGCCTCATCAACATCTTCGCCGCTGGTCTGGTCACCGCTGGCATCCCGGCGGTCGCGCTGACCGGCGAGACCAGCAGCAAGCGCCGTCAGGAGATCATGGACGACTTCCAGAGTGACTCGCCCACCCACCGCGTCGTGCTCATCAACACGATGGCCGCCGGGGTCGCGATCACCCTCGACGCCGCCGACGATCTCGTGATGCTGGACGAGTCCACGGTGCCGGACGATCAAGAGCAGGTCGAGGACCGCGTTCACCGCGCGAGCCGGATGCACAACGTCACGATCCATTACCTCCGCACCCTCGGCACCATCGAGGAAGAGGTCGCCTGGATTGCGGCGGCCCGAGAGAGCGTTCAGAAGTACGTCCTGGACGGAGCGCGCGGCGTAGAGTACGCCCGGCAGCTCTACATCACCAAGAAGGAGCACACCAATGCCCGTTAAATCCACCCCCGAAGGCGAAGCCATCGCGGCCGAGAAGTTCTACGAGTGGGCACAGGAGCGCCACCCGGAGATCGTCGCCCGATTCTCGCGCGTCCTCGAACTGCGCGGTCTCGAAGCCGTGATCGCGGGAGCCATCGAAGAGGCCAACAAGATCCGCGCCGAGCTGGGAGAGCCGGTCGGCCCCGTAGTCGTGGCCGAGGTCGCCCACCTGACCACCGGCACGGTCACCGAGGCGGCCAACCCCAAGCGCACCCGCACGCCGCGCAAGCCGAAGGACAAGCAAGCGCCCCCGGTGCAAGAGGTCGTGGAGCCGGTGCCGCCGGTCGTGGACAACGGCGACGACACCGTGACGTTCACGAGCACCGAGGTCGTGGACGAGACGCCGCCCGAGTTCGAGCCGGACGACTTCGAGGACTTCGAGATCCCGGCCGACGACGCGAACGACGAGTTCTGAGATGGGCCGCCCTGTCGCGGGCACGCCGCACCTGAGAACGTCCGAGCGCAAGGATTTCAAGCGGTGCGTGGCCCGCTGGGACTGGCGCTGGCGCAAGGGGCTCGTGCCCAAGTACCCGCGCCCGGACGCGCGGTGGTTCGGCACCGGGATTCACCTGGCGCTGCAACACCGCTACAGCCTGCCCGGCACCGAGCGCGGCTACAACGTGCTCGGCGTCTGGCGTGACTACTGCAACGACGAGGCCGCCGGGGTCTGGGTGACCGATGAAGAGGACGACCAGCACCCGAAGTGGGTGGACGCCCGCGAGCTAGGCGAGATCATGCTCGGCGGCTACCTGGACGAGTACGGGCTCGACCCGACGTGGCACGTGCTCTCGGCCGAACAAAGGTTCGAGTTCCCGGTCCCCTACCCCAAGCGCGAAGGCACGATGGTCCTCTACAACGGGACGTTTGACTTCGTGGGCCGCGATCTTGAGACGGACGGCTCGCTGTGGCTGTGGGACCACAAGACCGCGAAGCAGATCACGCTCGACCACCTGCCGCTTGACGATCAAGCTGGCAGCTATTGGGCCGTGGCCTCGAAGGTGCTGTCCGATCAGGGCATCATCCCGCGCGGCGAGAAGCTCGACGGCATCCTCTACAACTTCCTCCGCAAGGGGAAGCCGGACCCGCGCCCGCGCAACGCCGCCGGGCAGTACACGAATCAGCCCACCAAGGAGCACTTTCTCAAGTCGCTCACCGAGGCGGGGTGCATCGTCCACGGCAAGATGACCAAGGATCGGCTGATCGAGGAAGCCGAGAAGTGGGGAGTGACGGTGCTCGGCGAAGTATCCGAGCGGCAGCCTCCGGCGCTCTTCCACCGCGAGCCGGTGTACCGCACTGCGCCCGAGCAGCGCACACAGATCCGCAAGATCCAGGCCGAGCATTTGCATATGGACGCAGTGCGACGTAGGCTCTTACCGATCATCAAAACACCGACCCCCGACTGTCGATGGGACTGCGACTATTTCCAGATGTGTGAGTTGCAGGAATCCGGCGACGACTGGCAGGCATTCCGGGACGGCTCATTCAAGAAGTCCGATCCCTACGCTGACCACCGCGAGTCCGCAGACGCGGACTGAGCACACACCCACCAAGGAGAAAGAAATGCAGAACGACCTGCAAGAGAAGTCCGAAGAGGCTTGCGCCCGAATGAACGAGATGGTGCAGGAGTTGTTCGGCGGCCGGGAACCCGGTGAGGACGGCGACGGCGACGGTTGGTTCGTCGCCGCGATCCACACGCCCGACATGCCGTCCGGCGGCGTGATGTCGTTCGCGTCGCTGCCCTACGCCGAGGCCATCGGAGCGGCAACGATGCTCGCGATGGTGTTCACCCGGAAGCACGAGGAACGGCAGATGTCATTTGTCGTGCGCGGCTTCAGTGACGTGGACGCCCGGCGTCTGTCGATGGTGGAGGCGTACAGCCGCCACTACGAGGCGGGCACCAAGGTCGCCAACGTGATCGAGTTGGTCGCGCAGTTCGACGCCGCCGAGTTCGACACTCGCGACGAGATCCGCGCCCAGATCGAGGCGCTGCTCGAAGAGATCCAAGCGGACGCCGACGCCGACCTCGAAGCCAAGCTCACGGCATCCGCCGCTGAGCACGAGGTCGAGATCGGGCTCGCGATGTCCGACGCTGCGAATTGGGGGCACAACCCGAATGAGTGACGAGACCGAGGACGCGCCCAAGGCGCGCAAGCCCAACTCGGACGACGTGACAGGGGAGCAGGCAACCGACCTGCCCCCGGTCACCGACCTGGACGAGTTCACCGAGTACCTCTGCATGTTGGCGTACTCGGACCCGTTCGTCGGCAAGACCTGTCTCGCCGGGAGCGGTGGCGAGAAAATGCTCATCATCGCTACCGAAGAGGGAACCTTTACGGCACGCCGGATGGGCTCGAAGGCCAAGACCGTCCGGGTTCGCTCGTACAAGCAGATCGGCGCGGTTGTGAACCAACTGCGCCGGACTGGCGCGTACCAGGGCTTTGCGCCCGAGTGGGTGGCCGTGGACACGCTCGGCGGGATGCAAGAGCTGATCCGTACCGGCGTGCTGCTCGACCCGCCGAACAAGAAGCCGCGCAACATCGACCAGCCCGAGCTTCAGGACTACGGCGTGATGATGTCCCGCTACCAGCGGCTCATCAAGGCGTTCAAGGACGACGTGCCGTGCCACGTGCTCTTCCTCGCCCACGCTCAGCACATCGAGGACGAGGACGGCAACCCGCTCATCATGCCGGACATTCAAGGGAAGTGGGGGACCAACGACAAGAGCACGGCCGCCCGCTGGACCATGAGCAAGGTTCACGCCTACGGCGCGCTCCGCGTGGTCAAGCCCAGCAAGGCGGAAGATTCGGTGCGGCGCTGGCAGTTTGCCTCGGCAGGGCCATACCGAGGGAAGGACCGTTACGGGGTGCTCTCTCCGTACGTGGACAACCCCAACCTGAAGGAAATCGCGGCGCGAATCATCGCGTCGAACACCACCACCAAGGAAGGCTGAAATGCCCAAAGCCAACGTCCGACTCGGCGAGTTCGCCGACATCGAGCCCGCCGCTGGGTTCACCGATTACACCGGCCCGGTGCCTCCGGCCGGGCTCTACCACTGCACGCTGAAGTGGATGAAGCTCACCAAGAATGGGTCCGGCGACCCGATGTTCAAGGTGATCTTCGAGGTCTCCGAGCCGAAGGGCAGCGAGAAGGCGAAGTACAACGGCTACGCCATCTGGCACAACGCCAACATCACCCGCGTCGGTGCGCCCTACCTGAACGCGATGCTGGACGCGCTCGGGCTCGGACGCTCGGACGACATCATCCTCTCGGACGACGGAGGCAAGGAAGAGCGCGTGGTCAAGATCGGCCGCAAGAAGGTGGACGGGCTGACCGTGCTCGTGAACACCAAGCGGAAAGAGTGGCCCGAGGATTCCGGCGACTGGACGCTGGCCGCCCGCGCGTTCGCGAGCACCGGCAACACGGTATCGGTGGAGAAGGACGCCGAGCCCGACAGCGAGCCGGACGCCGAGCCGGACGCATGGGATGTGCCGGACGACGGCGACTCGTTCTGAGTCCTGCTGATCCGCGCCCGGCGGGGGCTGACCACACCGACCCCGCCGGGCTTTCCCTCTCTTGGAGTCAAGTTGCCACTCATCACCGCTGAGATCGACGGCGAAGCCGTCAAGGTCTTTGCACTCCCACCCTCTGACCCGGAACGCCGCGCCCACTTCGGCGGTCGCTGGCGGCAGTTCTGCGAGTCGGAAACGATCTTCGGCCTGGACGTAGAGACCACGGCCATTGACGAGGACCTCGGTGCCTGGCACCCGGACGCGAAGCTGCGCGCCGTGCAGTTCGGCACCGCCACGCAGGCGTGGATGCTCGACCCCACTGACCCGTTCTGGCGTCGGCGCATCGTCGGGCTCTTGAATGACCCGTGTAAACGCTTTGTCAGCCACACGAATTACGACGTGCTGTGGATCTTGCGCGAGTTCGGGATCGACCTCGGGGTGGACGACCGCTCGCTCGACACGTTCCCGATGGCCGCGCTGCTGCGCCCCGGCGAGACCAACGCGAAGGACCTCAAGACCCTCTCGACCATCTTCATCGACTGGCAGCTCGTGGCCGCCGAGAAGGAGATGCACGCCCGGTTCTACGAGCTGGCCCCCAAAGAGGCGCGCAAGGGCACCACGACCAAGAACGGGCTGAAACCCGGCAAGGCGCTGAAGGCGTGGGGCTTCACGAACATCCCCCTGGACGACCCCTCATTCAGCCGCTACGGCGGTTTCGACGCCATCTACGTACGTCGGCTGCTCGACATCCTGAACGCCCGTCTCCGTGCGGCTGGGATGGCGCGGTTGGGCCGCCGCGAGCAGCGCATAGAGCGGTTGATGACCGCCGTGCAGGTGCGCGGCCACAAGCTCGACGCCGAGTACACGCTCGAACGGCTGAACGAGATCAACGCGACGTTCGAGGCGGCCGACAACTACGTCCAGCGCGTCTGCGACTGCAAGAGCGGCTCGCCCAAGGTCGGGCTCTGGCTCGAAGGCAACGGCGTCAGCTTCGTGGAGCGCACGCCGACCGGCCGACCGAAGCTGGCGAGCGAGCAGCTTGAGTACCTCGTGGAGCTGTACGAGCCCGGCACGCCCGCTGGCGACGTGCTGGCGGCGCTGCTGACGCTCTCGACGCACAAGAACATGCGCTCGAACCTGGCGCAGTGCTACCGCGCCCAAGACCGCAACGGCTTCGTCCACCCGCGCATCCTCACGCAGCAGGCATACACCGGCCGCATGTCGATGAGGAACCCGCCGATGCAGACTTTCAAGAAGGGTCCGCTCAGGGGGTGCTTTGTCGTAAGCGCGCCCGGCAACGTGTTCGTCGGCGCTGACTACGAGGGGCAGGAGATCCGCATAGCGGCGGCGTTCAGCGACGACCCGCTGCTCTGGCAGATCGTCCTCGAAGGGCTGAGTCAGCACGTGCTCACGGCCGAGCGGATCTTCCCCGACTTCGCTGGCAAGGAAGAGTCGCCGGACCAGTACAAGGCCGCGAAGATCCTGGACTTCGCCCAGCAGTACATGGCCGGGCCTAAGAAGATCGCCGCTCAGCTCGGCAAGCCGTACGCCGAGGGCAAGGCGCTGTGGGCCGCGTGGCGCAAGACCTACGCCGGTCTGGTCCGGTGGAGCGAGCACGTCGCCCGGTTCGACTCGATCACGAACCCGTGGGGCCGCCTGATCCCGCAAAACCCGTTCAAGCCGTACGCAAACGGCAACTATGCGATTCAGTCCTCCGGCCGCGACGCTCTCGGCGACGCGCTGGTCAACCTGGACGCTCGCGGCTACGGTCGCAACATCTGGCTCCCGGTCCACGACGAGATCATCCTCGAAGTGCCCGAGAGCGACGCCGAGCACGCCTGCCGCGTCCTCGAAGAGTGCATGTACACCAAGATCGGCGATATGGAACTCACCGCAAAGGCCGAGATCATCGGCACCCGTTGGAGTGGAGAAAAGTGAGCAAGAAAAAGATCGAACCCCCTTTGCCGCCGTCGAGCGCCCAGCTCGTTTGGTTCGACCCCGGCAGCACGACCGGCATCTTCATCGTCAACGTCGAGCCCGCGTGGCTGGCCGGGGAGGGACGCGCGAACCTGGCCGGTCTGCGCGACGCGATCCTGACGTTCGACCACATTCAGGTCGGCCGGTTGGAGCGCGCCGCCGAAGGGCTGTGCGAGATCCCAGAGGCCACGCTTGAGGCCGCCGACTCGCACGGCATCAAGGTCCACGACCTGCAAGAGCTGAGGTCCGTGCTGGCCGGTCTCGACGTGCTCGCCCGGCACCCGTTCGCGGCGTGGGGATACGAGGACTTCCGCGTGCGGCAAATCTCGCAATCGGACGACTTCCTGTCCTCCCCGCGCGTCGGCAGCTCGCTCCGTGACGCCATGCTGCTCGGCAACCCGCCGCGCCCGCCGTTCCGGCAAGATCCCTCGGATATGCTGGCACTCCCGGACGAAAGGATGCAGGCGCTCCGTCTGTACCGGCGAGGGATGCCACACGCCACCGACGCGGCCCGGCATGGCGCGCTCTTCCTGCGCCGCGCCCGGCAGGACGCCGACCTGCGAGCCGAGGCGTGGCCGCATCTCTTCGGAGGCCGGTGATGGTTGCGATCCCGGTTCGGCGCTCGTGCTCGTGCGGGCTCACTCTGCGCCCGCGACCCGAGCCATTGACGCGCGGCGTCAATGTGCTCTATTGCCCGCACTGCGACACACCTTGCAAGGTCTCGAAGGCCACGTGCGAGCTGTGCAAGAAATCACTGAGGACGGTTCACGATGGCTGACGCGCCCGAGAACACACAGCTCTGGTATTTGCAGGGTCTCCTGCGCCAGAACGGCTGCAAGTACGGCCAAGGGGACGATTGGCAGTGCCCGGCGCACGATGACGACAATGCTTCCCTCGGCGTCAGCCAAGGCGAGAAAGGCGTCGTGCTGCACTGTGCCGCCGGTTGCCACCCGACCGAGGTCCTGGCCGCGCTCGGAACCACCTGGCCGATTGTGTTCGCCTACGAGCCCGGCGACCCGGCGTTCAAGGAGACGCCCGACGACGCGGGGCAGGCTCGATCCGGGCAGAAGTCGCTCGAAGATCAGGCCAAGGCGCACGGCGGCGTCGTCAAGCGCACGGCGTACGAGTACCGCACGCCGGAGGGCGACCTGGCGCGCAAGGTGATCCGGTTCGACTTCGGCGACGGCACCAAGACCATCCGGCAGAAGATCCATGACAAGCGCCCGGTGCTCTTCCGCTACGAGCTGCTTCGCAAGGGCATCGACGCGGGCCTGCCGGTGTACGTGGTCGAGGGTGAGAAGAGCGTGGACCGGCTGAACGCGGTCGCTGGCAAGGGTGAGCAGCGGCGCGCTGTGGTCACCTGCTCGCCCGGCGGCTCGCAAGGCTGGACGGACGGCCACGGCGCGCTGCTGGCCGGTGCCTCGAAGGTGGTCGTGATCGCCGACTATGACGAGGCAGGGTTCAAGTACGCCCGCGACGTTCGTGACTCGCTGCTCGGCCTGCTGCCCACTACGGCGGTCTCGGTTGTGCGCTCGGCGACGGGAAACCCCGGCGATGACATCTGCGAGCACCTGGACGCCAAGTTCAAGATCCGCGAGCTGGTCCCGGTGGACCTGGACGCCGAGCTGGCGGTTGACAAGGTTGACGACGTGCCCGACGACGAGATCGGGCTTCGCTTGCCCGACGTGATCCCGGTCGAGCGTGACCCGGACGCTGAGCCGCCCGCTATGGGGCTCGCGTGGCCGTCCTCGAATCAGCCCTCGGATGTCGCCGAGAAGCTGGCCGCCAACATCACGTGGGCCGGTCACTGCCGCATCCGCAACTGGCGCGACCAGTGGCTCTATTGGATACCCGAGGTCGGCTCGTACGTGATCTTGGAAGAGAAGCAAATGCGCGGCCAACTGCGCGAGATCCTCAAGGACAAGCGGACCAAGAACGCCGAAGGCGAACTCGTGCCGTGGAACCCGACCAGCTCCAAGCTGAAGGGGGTCATGGACATGCTCGACGGGCTCGATGACGTGTTCGTGCCCGCCGACTACTCGCCCGGCTACCGCTTCAGCGGCGAGGATGACGACGACCGGCTCTATCTGCAACGGCAGGTGATCGACCTCAAGACCTACGAGACTCTGCCGCCGTCGCCGGACTACTTCGTGCTGTCGGCTCTGCCGTGGACCTATGACCCGGCGGCGTCCTGCGCCCGCTGGGAGCAGTTCCTCATCGAGGCGTTCGACGGCGACGCGGAATCGGTCGCGCTGCTGCAAGAGTGGTTCGGCTACGTGCTGACCAGCGACACGTCGCACCAGAAGTTCCTCTCGCTCTACGGCCCTCCTGGCAGCGGCAAGTCCACCATCGCTCGTGTGCTGCGCGGCTTGCTCGGCAAGCACGCGGTCGAGTCGGTGACGATTGAGTCGCTCGGCTCTCCGTTCGGCATGGCGCAGATGGCCCGCGCCCGGCTCTGCATGATGAGCGATGTCTCGTGGACAATGCGCGAGATGGACACCGTGGTCCAGACGCTCAAGGGGGTGACCGGCGAGGACGAGTTGCGGATCGAGGACAAGTACGAGAAGGCGTATTCGGCCTACGTGTCGGCCCGGCTGATGTTGGTCTCGAACGAGCGCCCGTTCCTGCGCGATCCGTCCGGCGCGGTCATGCGGCGGTTGATGGTCCTAGAGACATCGGCCACGGTGCCCTCTGAACGGCGTTCTGCGGGGCTCTACGGCGAGTTGGTAGGTGAGATGCCCGGAATCCTGAATTGGGCTCTCAGCGGCTTGCGTAGGCTGCGCGAACGGGGTGCGTTCACGGTGCCTAGCTCGACCGCTGGCGAACTGGAAGAGATCGCCCGTGCAACTACCGAGCTGGGGACGTTCATCGAAGAGCGGTGCGAGCTGGGGGCCGACCTGCACGTGTCGGCGGCCGAGTTCGGTGACGCCTACCGGGCATGGCGCGAGGCGCAAGCTATCCAATTCCAGCCCAACAACCCCCAAATCGGACGAGAGCTGCGGTCGCTGCATCGCTCGATCACGGGCAAGGTGATGGGGAGCGCCCGCAAGGGGACACAGGAGCGCCACTACATCGGCATCACTCTCCGTGAGCGGAATCTGTCGATTGGGGGTCGGTGACCATGTGGATGACAGCAGTGCTGTCATACATCGCGGTTGCTGTCATACGGTTGACCTGCGGTGGAAACGCGGATGACAGCGATGACAGCAACTTCTTTCCTTTGCGTATGAGGAAGGTAAGTAGAGAGGGGAGGGGTGTGTGCGCCCGCACACCCGCACATACGTATAAAGGTGCAAGAGTGCTGTCATACACGTCATCTCTGTCATACATGCAGGTCAGAGGCATATTCTTGCTGTCACCGCTCTGTCATCGCTCTGTCATACGTGATGTGGGTCACAGAGAGGCGAGCTGGAAGGACCGTGGAGGGCATGAAATTGCTCCCTCACCCTGGCCGAGCAGCTTTCCAGCCTCTCGCGCGGGTCTGGCGCTCTCGTTTGAGAGCGCCGCTCCGAACCGAGAGCACTGCTCTCGTTTATACAAGTCGAACTGACTCGCCAGTCAGTTCGATCTTGAGGCTCGACGCAGCGCGACTGCGCGCCACGCAGCGCAGGCGGCAGTACGCAGACGCCGGTCCTCTGAGAGGCCGCTCTGTGGAGCGCCGCTCAGCGACCGCTCTCGGGGGTGGTCCTATGACCCACGGCGTAGGGCCGCTCTGTGGCGGCCGTCCACTGAAGGCCGCCGTGAGAGGGCCTTCTGGGTGGCCCTTGACAGACCGGCGTCAGTGTGGGAGCGTGTTGCTCATGGACGACACCGACACCGATTACGCGGACGATGGCTGGCTCGAACAAGCGTTCGAGGACAGCGTGAGTGGCTACCTGTACGAGGACGGCTTCACTGACGAGGACGAGCCTGCCGAGCCTGCTGCTGCTGACTACGACAGCGCAGACTACGGCGAGGCGGGTCCTCCGTGGTGGCCCTGAGCCAAGGGAGGGCCGAAAACCCACGGCCGTACGGTGCGATTGAGCGAGCGCGTTGCTCGCTCGAATCGCGCTCCACCGTAGCTGCCTGGCTGCTGGCTGGCAGGGGGGAGTGCCGCGCACGCGCACATGCGCGAGCGTCGCACCACCCCACCCCCTACCCGCGAGAAAGCTGGGAAATCGACGGGCGGGGGGCGACTAGGCCGTACAGGGAAACACCCCCTCCCGTTTTCCAAACCCCCACGGTTTCGGCCACGAGCTACGGTTGAAAAAATCCTCCCCCGTTTCGCTTGACACCAACCCCCACCCGTGAGCTAATGGACTCACACCACCCGCACCACCAAAGGAGCACACCATGACACGCAAGGATTACGAGCTGATCGCCAAGGCGGTCGCGTCAGCACACGACGCGGCCACGAGCCAAGCCGAGGACTTCGGCGTCAGCTTGGCGGCCGTCACCATCTGCCGCGAGCTGAAGGCCGCGAACCCCCGCTTCGACCAGAGCCGGTTCCTGCTGGCCTGCACCCCGGACGTGACGGCATGAGCAGCCACCACGCACCCCGAGGCGACCGCCGCTCCCAGCCCTTTGAGCGCGCATCTGCTCTCAAGCGCGAGGGGTGGGAGTTCGCCACCACGTACGCGACCTACCCGACCACCGAGGACCGTGAGCACATCGAGCGCACCTTCGGCGTCCCCACGGCCGCCGACTACATCGAGGCCATCCGGTGAGCGCCCTCACGTTCGAGATGAGCGTCGCGACAGCCGCCGCCATCCGGCCGTACATCCAGCCGTGGCGGGAGCCGCTCGACCTCTGCTGCCTCGTGGCGATCCACAACTGCGAGCCGTGCTACGCCTGCCACTGGCCGCTGGCCGTCCGGGTGGTCACCCGCCTGCCCGCCGACTACTTCAGCGACGAGAGCATCGCCGACCGCGAAGAGGCGAAGAGCTGGGACTTCTACCCGGACTGGTGACGCGCCGCTCCGCTCGCGCTAGACCCCGCTAAAAAATCTAGAACTGAACCCTTGACACCGGCCCCGCAAGAGCGGAAGCTGGACCTAGCACCAAAACCACACACCAACCCAAGGAGAGACATGAACACCGCAAGCC